AATTTAACTAAAGGAATATCACCATTTAATATTTGTATTTTAAATTCTTTTACTTTTTTATCTATATCAGATTGTGTAGAACCTTTTAAAACATCAATTAAAATATCTTTAAAAAACTTACCTAGTATAGGTGGGAAATTTGCTTTTTTAAACTCAAGACCCTTTATATCTAATTTTTCTTTAGCTATACCCTCTTCTTTAGTAATCCATTGAGCATACCTTCTAGTTTTTCTAAAATAAGCTGATCTGATTACACATTCTGTTTTCATTTCAAGTCTATGTGTAGGGACATTAAAACACTCTTTAGCTAATATGTTATAAGAATCTGTAATAATGTCTTGGTATTTAAGGGCTACCTTTTCAAGTTTTTCATCCTTATCTCCATCAGACATTTCATCAAAATCAGGATAGAAGTGCTTTAGGATAGGTTCAGCATGAAAGTAATTACTATCTGTGTCTACATAAGCACAGTAGTTTACATCACCTTCATCACAAATCATCCACGGTACGTCTTCTATATGCTTCATCTTAAAATCTTTGATCAATTCCAGGTGCTACAATTTTACCACTTGGTTTTTCTCCTTTTGAGGTAAGTACTTCATGTTGTGGTATTACCTCAACTTTTAAACCTTGTATTTTACATTTACCTCCTTGTTTAAGGAATTTTTTAAATAGTATTTCTTGTTTCTCTGTCCAAGATTCACTTCTTTCAATTATAGTTTGTTTATCTACTATAACATTATCAAATTTAACTTGAACACCTTTTCTAATTGATTGTGGGGAGATTGCCATTATTTAGTTTTCATTAATTTATTAATATGTCTATTTGCTGCTAAAGCAGATTCCTGGATGATTCTCCACCCGCTTAGTGTAATTGCTTCACTTAATATTGCTTCATTCATCGCATATCTGAATGTAGGGAGAGCCGTTGCTCCATACAAGCTATTTAGCAAAATTTTCATTGTATATTGCTTTAAATGAAATGAAGTACCTAACTCAGAATTACCTGCTTTGTATGCTTTTTTCATAGCATTTTTATACTTTACCCTCTCATCAAACCACTTATTCAAAATAATTGAAAGTACTGATTGTTTATCTGTTCTAAAAAATGTACCATTTGCAGAAACAGCCATTTCCATATCCTCAATTAAATTAATTAAATTACCTACTTCAATTTGAGTGCGTTTGCCTTTAGCATTTTCAATAGTAAGTTCTTCTTGTGGGTCTTTTTTCTTTAAATCGTTTAAACCTAAATAGTTGTTTCTAGAAGGAGAATAGTATGTGGATTTAGTCTCTTTATCAGTAACCATATAAGGTCTATATTTAAGGTTTTCAGGTAAAGTATGACTTATAATTCTACCTACCATTGTTTCCTTACCTATATTTAAAGACATAATAATACAAGGGTATAGTGAAGTTAAATCCTCATCAAACATATATTTGTATACACCTGCTTTAGGGCAAAATAGATAACCACCAGCGTATCCTTTTTTCTTTTTAGGACTTTGTTCTTTTGCAGGTGGAATAATACCTTCAGATAGTAAATAAGCTGAAATTGCCCCATCTTGTGTGACTGTGTTATGGTAAACTTCTCCATAATTGTGTTTACCCTTATGAGACAGGTTTTTAGTTAATGCTAGGTATTCTAGCTTTTTATCTAATTCAACTAAAATCTCAACATCACGAAAGTTGTATTCTATAAATGTATCAATATCATCTTCAAATAATCTATCTAAAGAACCATTATATTCTATTTTATTTAATCCAACATATTTTTCACCTAATGCATCTAACTTCCAACTTGGTTCATCTTCCCAACTATATTTTTTATGTAAACGCATATAGTCAAGTGACTCAACTCCAGCTATCTCTATTGGTTGGTTAGAATCATATATTTCATTTGTTCTATAACTGCGTTTTTCTCTTACTTTTAAAATAGGAGATAAATACTCAACCATTTCCTCACCTAACACATTTTTAATTCTATAGTATAAGTAAGGAATATCAAAATAATCACTATTATAACCTACAAGAATATCTGGGTCTAGCTCTCTCATATAGGTAAGAAATTTGGATAATAAAACAGTTTCATTATAAACTGGGATTATTTCTTTGTTTCCATTTACTGTTGGTTGGATTTGTTCTTTAGGGTCTAAGATAATGATTTTCCATTCATCTTCCTGTTTAAAATACCATGCAATTGAGGTTACTTTCTTAGGTGCAGATTGAATGTATTCAGGAGTTAAAGCATCTCCCATTTCAATTTCTATATCAAAAAATATTTCTTTATGAGTAGTTGATGGTTCATCATTAATTCCATACTTATCAATTAAAAAGTTTTGATAAGGTGACATATCATGAAAATGGAGACCACTCATGTCTCTTTTCCATTTATATATCTTTTTTAATGGTTCATTATTTAGACCTCTATACTTTGCTTCACTTTCATCACATTCAATATAAGCAGGAGAAGACCATTCACTAGTTGAATAACCCTCATCAGTCCATAAATGGATTAGGTATTTATTATAACTTTTATATTCGGCAAAACACTTTTTATACATTTATTTTAAAAATTGTTTTAGATTAGGTCTAAAATAATTTATATTTTTCATTACTTTTCTATCACGTGTTCTATAGACAATATAATAGTCTCCAACCTTTTCATAGTGACATGCTTCCTTTTGTTCTTCGGCACGTACTCTAACGGTCTCTTGTGCCTCTTCTTTACTAACACAAGCTTTTGACATATTCGACGCTTGTACCTCTTGATACGCTGGCCATATTTGATCCTTAAGACCATGTAACATAGTGCCGTTGCCCAATGAAACATAGGCAATGTCACATAAAGCATCAAGAACTTCAGTAATATTTCCGGTTTCACAGGCTTCTTTATATTCTTCGAGCTCTTCAAGGATGAAGTCATATACAAACTGCCATTCTTTTTTTTCGGGGATTGTTGGTTCATAATTGTTTGGTTTACCCATTGTGTGATTAAATTCTTCTACTTCACTTACAAATGGAACATATTTATCTTTCTTTTTCATAGCTTTATATCTAATTTAAGAGATATGGATTAAACTTGACCATAACTCATGAGGAACATCACTACTAAATTTACTATCTGGGGCTAAAATAACTGAAATAGCATCATGTGAATGAAGTGATTCTTGGTGGGAACAAATAATTCTAAAGTCTTTAATTCTTTTATCTTCATTTAATTGTTTATATAATAATCTAGCAGCATCTTCAACAAATTTAAGATGAGAACCATTTAATTCAGCAAATGCCATTTCATCTTCTCTTTTTACTACTACTTGGGTTTCAGTTTGTAAAGCTTTAGCACACATTTCTTGTAAATCTTCAATCCAAACCATATCATCAAATTCAATAGATATTCTAGTTACTGATCTTTGTGAATGGGAAACTGTTGCTTTATTCCTATATTTTCTAGCATATTCAGCTAATTCATAAGAGCAAGGACAAGCTGAAGAGTATACGAAATCAAAATGAATAATTTTTTTCATTTTGCCTTTTTTGCTTAAATCACCTTCTAAAGTAACATCATAATACTGGTATCCTTCATTGTCAGATCTTAATGATTTTAAAATAATAGGGTATGAAAATTTAAGTGAAATTTTAGAATCAAATGTTTTTAGTTTTTCTTGGTAAGCAGATAAAACCGTTTCTAACTTATCAATACTAAAAGTATCATTTTTAAATTCATAAAATGATCTCATAATACGAGACATATTAATACCTTTTTTATGAGCTTCAAGAGATACAGTTCCTGTTACTTTAGTTTCTAATTCTTTAATACCATTATCTCTTGTTTTATATTTTAATGGTAATCTAAAATTATGTATTCCTACTTGTTGTATCTCAACAGGGGTTCGGGTATTGTTGGCTCATAATTGTTTGGTTTACCCATTGTGTGATTAAATTCTTCTACTTCACTTACAAATGGAACATATTTATCTTTCTTTTTCATAACTTTATATAT